GGGACCCCAGAAGGATCTTTAATTTTACCAGCACAAATTTTACTAGCGTATGCGTTCGCATATGCAGACGGGTAAACTTTAAATTTACGCTTCGCTGCTGCTTTACCTCTTGGACATAATTTTGTCATATTAACTCCTTTTTTGCGGCCGCATTGAAAGTATTTAACTTTTCCTTTTTGCGGTTGTACAACTTCTTAGATTGTATCATTTTTGGTCTGAACATTCTAGACCTTACGACCTTTCCGTATGGATTGTTTACCTTTTTTTGCAATGTTTACTACCTCGTTTTTTCCCATCACTTTAGCACGTTGTTCCATAACTGTTAATATTTGTATTTTTCTAGCAAAAGGTTTGTTTACTTTTTTTACCTTAGATACAGTTCTTCTAGCATCTGCTGGTGTCGCAAATTTAATTCCTACCGTATCTTTAGGATTTTCATCCGTATATAACCTTCTACCAGAACCTTTAGGCTTTTTTCCCGTTCCTTTTCTTGGATCCATTTATAACTCCTCTTAGTGTTTTAGCTTGTCCAGCATGTGTTTTTGAAGCTTTACTTAAACCTTTAATAACTTTTTTTATTTTTCTAGCTCCTCTTAATTGACCTTCTACTTGTTTTCTCATTTGTGATCTACCCATTGCCATCTTCTTCTCCTTTATTTGATTTTTTCCATAATGTTTTTTGCTCTTCATGAACAATCATTTTTATATTACCAGCATATGTAACCGTGTCACTATTCTTACGAACCATGTGTTCTAAAAAGCTGGGAAAAACTATTATTTGCCCAGGTCTGCATTCTGACTCATAAGAATTAGGATAAAATTGATTGTCATAAAAAGCTTCGATTAAATATTTATGTGGTGCAAAAAAAGTAGTCTTTGACTCTTTGCCTTTTACATAAATTATAAAACTAAAATGTGATCCTGTATGTATATGATTTTCTTGGAAATCATTATCCTCATATCTATTTTCCCAAATATTTTGTAATTCTAATTCAGTCTTACCTTTAACATGGCCAGATAATAACTCACAAATAGTTTGCATTAAATAATCATAGGAGTCTGATTTTAATTTATTTTTAAATCCGTAGGATGAGTTTGTATTTGAAACCCATTCTTTTCTAAACTCTTCACTAATTAATGTAATTTTATTTACATCTATATTTGTTACATGAATAGGAATACTAAATAAGTTTATTTTCATTTGTATGTAGATCTTATTAAATCAATAGCAGCTTTATGTCCAATTTTAGGAGTTCTCATATTATTTAAAAACCATAAACTTGACTCTTCAATTGCAGCATTTTTAATATTAATTGGTAAATTTAAAAAACATTCTTTTATTGAGTTTTGATCAAAAAATCTTAGGCCATGTAAAACTTCTATGTAATTACCACTTTCAAATAAACCAAAAGGAACATTAACGTCAGCATCTGTTGGTAACACTCTATACCATTTTTTAATTTTTTCTTTTAAATCATCAGATAAATCTCCACTTAAATCTGATCCAAAATAATGTAATTGAATAAATTCAACTAATTGTTCAAACACATTATTAATAATTTTATTATAAGAGGTTATATCCCTTTTGTGGTACATTTCTAAAAATAAAAACATTTGATTTATTGTGCTACCTATTGATGTAGCCTCAAGCGGTTCAACAAACATAGCCGACAAACCGACAGATAAAACATTTTTATTCCATATCTTTTTAAGTCTTCCTGGATAAAAATTAAATTCTCTTTTTCCAAGATCAATTAATTTTTTTATTTCATCATCTATTAGATCATTATGATAAACAATTCCATTGCCCGTCCTATCTTGTGTTGGTATTTGCCACCGCCAACCACCTTTATATTTTTTTGCTAAAGTCCATGCATTGTACTCATTCATCTTTGCAGTTTGAAAAGCAACTGCCTTATTTAAAATTAATTTGTCAGAGTAACTAACCCAATCTGATTGATTTAAAAGTCTTTTAAATCCTGTACAATCTAAATAAAAATCTGCTTCATAAGTTTTACTTTCGTCTTCTCCATGAAGAGATCTTATTAATCCTAAATCATTTAATTGAACCTTTTTGATTGTATCTTCCACAATAGCTACTCCTCTATCAGCAGCTAATTTTAAAAAATAATCATTAAATTTAAATGTATCAAAATGATATTGGTTACTAGGTGATTTGTTTGGATCATCTAAAAAATCTGGATAAAATTCGTTATCATGGTAGCATTTATCACTAAGATATAAATCTGGGGTATAACTAATATGATGTAAATATCTTGGCTTTGTCGATAACCAATTTTGGTCGTGAAAGGCTGATCTTGTATGAAGAAAATTTTGTTCTGACCAATCACTAAAATATATTCCAGATTTAAAAGTTGAACCTGTATTTAAAATTAAATCATATGGTTTAACACCAATAAAATTGATAAAAGCTGTAAACTCTTTTGTTGATCCCTCTCCTACACCTATAATACCGATATCATCTGATTTTATGATTGTTATCTTTTTTTCTGGATACGCTTGTTTTAACATCAAGGCAGATATTAATCCTGCTGTGCCGCCTCCTAAAATTATAAAATCGCTTTTCATATTTTTTTCGTTATAAATTTTTGTACATCTGGTAACCATGCATATTTAAGATCTGAATTAAGCATCATATCTTTTAAATCTTGTAAATCTTCTACAATAGGTTGTCCTGGTAAATTTAAAGATGTATTTAATAAAAAAGGACATTTTTTAATATCATAGAAATATCTTAATAATTCATGCAACCTATAATTACGATATCTTGTTACTGATTGTAATCTGCAAGTACCATCCTCGGCTATAACATTTTTTAATTCCTTTTTTTTAAAAAATCTTGCGTTGAATACATGAGTCATAAATTCTGGTGATCTATTGTTATCTACGACAAAATATTCTTCTAATTGTTCATGTAAAATAGAACAAGCAAATGGTCTATACCATTCTCGTTTCTTGACTTTGTTAACCTTTTTGATACATTCTTTATGTAATGGGTTCATCAATAAACTTCTATGTCCTAGACCTCTTTGTCCTTGTTCTGACCTTCCTTGAAAGATTGCAATTGGGTCATCTATAAGTTTAATAGCAGGTTCAGTTTGATCACAATCTTCTATTTCAAATTTATCTCTAAAAATAGATAAATCATAATATGGTTTAAAACCTAAATAACAAATAGATTCTCTTTCCAACTCACCAGATAAATAATAGTTTAAATGTCCTAAACTTATTCCTTGATCGTTACAAATAGGATCGAATTCAACTCTATCTTCTATGTGTTTTGATAAATAAGTATTTAACAAAACATTTTGTGCAACACCACCAGAAAATAATATAGATCCTTTCGTTTTAAAACTCTCAACAATTTCAAGTCCTAATTTTTCGACTCCTTTTTGAAAAGTATGTGCATAATTTTGTGCCTCATGATTATTCTTATGTGTGTCGTAAGTTTTAAATGTTGTATATTTAGCTCGATCACCAATTTCTTTAGAAATATTATAAACATTCATGTAATTTCTATTAAAACCATTTTTATAAAATATTCTTTTATGTAGTTCTTCATCAAAAACACCATGACTACTTAAAGCCATAGCTTTGCCTTCAGAAAATAAATCTTTCTCAAATAGTCTAAGTTCTCTACATAAACCCATATATGCTTCACCTATTCCAATATTTTTAAAAGATAAATAATTTTTACCATCATCAAAATCTACACAATTTGTAGTTGTTAAAATTCTTTTTTGTAAATCTAGTTTGCTGTTCCATAAAGAATACGTTTCTGTTCCTTGATGTCCATCTACATTTATTAAAGCACCATTACCATCCCAAACAAAGTAGTTGTCAAAATTATTTTTGAATGATCGACCACATGCAGCATGAAATAAATGATGTTCATCTGATATATGTATTTGTGCGTTATCTTTAACTCCCATCTGTTTCAATAATTTTTGATCATACATGGGAAAACAATTATCTGGTAATTTAGAAAATAAAACAACATCATATTCTAAATTTAAAGATTGTATTTTTTTAATTACATTTATGTCAGGCCAAGGAGTATATTTTTGTTTATTAAATCTACTTAGTTCAGAATGTGCTACTAATTTATTGTCACTAGCAATCGATACTGAAGCATGATGCGAACAATGAATTGATAATATATTCATAAAAGTTTAAAATTAAAAGCAATAGATATTCTATCTGAGATATTGTTACCTACTACATAATGCAATAACCACGCTGGAAAAATAATTAATTTATTTATTTGTGGTTTTATTGTCCATGTAACTGAGTTATATTCGTTCCAGTTCATTACTTTCTTAGGTTTTATAATATATTGAATTTGTTGTACAGGATTTAAAAATTCTATTTTATCTGTATTTTCATCTGCAAGAGCATAATAAACACAAGCAAGTTCAGCATTTGCGTGAAGATGTGGTTTAACTATTTCTTTTGCTGCATTACTATTTATCCAAGTTTCTACGCACATTGGCATGACCTTTTCGCCATAGCCCATCTGTCCACTAACGAGTTTTACATGATCATAAACTAAATGCATTAGAGGTTTTAAAGTATTATGTTTAGGTAAATTAACTTGATTATGATCTGAGGGATTTTTAAGTTCTTCTTTGCAGACTTTAATAATACTAATATTATCTACATCTAGAATTGTTTCATAAATGAAACTACTAAATATGTTTGTAAACATATTTAGGTTTTTAAACTAAATCTTTAGCTTTGCCAATAACAGGTTTATATTTAGTTTTGCCTTCAGATTTATAGGCCCATAGGTAAGATGCTCTTGGTGTTCCCTCAACCCAACTTGCATGGATCCATCCACTATTAGGCTCACCTGGAGTATAGAATTCAAGGATTAGCTGATCTGGCTGAAGGTTAGATTTAATCCAATCAAATAGCTCAGCATTATCAACTCCAATACATTCGAAGTCTGCGGCCTCAGCCTTGGCATGTTGCGAATTTGCAGAGCTTCCAATAGCAAGACATAATTCTACGCTACGGAACCCGCTAGTCACCTTAACCCTGCCAAAATGATCACGAACGGGTTGAAGAATATTTTCACATAACCCTTTTAACTTTTCTATCTGATCAGCGTTAGGATTGTTATCAATCCCTTTTCTAATAGCAGTATCGCTTTTAATTAATTCCTGTAAAGAAAAATTACGAGTTAAGTTCATTCTAATATTAGTGAAGTTATTTTCTTCTCTCCCATAAATATTTCAACATTTGCCTTAGATTGAATACATTTAAAAGTAACCCTATCATTTGGGTTTCTGTCCTTCATCGCATAACGTCTAGCTTTCATGCATTGTGATAACGTTTCGTGGTAACGATGTTCTATAATTTTATGATCTTGTAAAAGTAATAAAGCAAAAACCATTTCTATCATTGGTGGCCACTCCCGTTTCTAATTAACTTCTCAACATCTTCTGTAAGTTTTTCTGTTCTAGATTTTAAAAATTCTATGTTAACTGCATTGTGCCTCATATTTTTTAGTTCCGTTTCTAAATCCTCTACAACACCACTTAAATGTTCCACTAACATGAAGAGCTCGGCCTCCCCGCTTGATTGACCAAGTTCTCCACGAGGATATTTAATTCTAAATTCTGAGTTTTGTTCTAAATCTTTTTGCATTAACTCTATCTTTGTTGAGTGTTGATTAAGAGTTTCATGCAAACCAAAATAGGCCCACGTTCCAATAGCCACGAGCCCGATCAAAGATGCAACCGTCTTCATAGGCATTTGTACAGCAGCCGACTCCGATATTGTTAAAGGTTTTTTACTCATTTATTGAATATACCCTGGTTGTAAGAAAATAGCCAGAAGGCACAATAATACTATTAGTATTGCAGTAAATCTGTAATCCATCCTGGCTATCCCCATATTATCCCCAATTAAAAAACCAAGATGCAAATTTTTTAAATAATTTTTTAAGTTTTTTCATCACTTCTCTCCCAAAATATTGTTGTTATAGTTTCCTCATCTTCAACATTTCTCCAACCAAAATCCAGAAAGTTTTTATATTTTTTTCTTAAATAAAAATATGCTCCTGGATTCCAATTACCATTATCTAAAATAATTTTATTTCTATAATTATACACGCTGATTAGATTTCTTGCTACTACATCACGAGATATATTAGATGTTGTATTATCTATTAAAATATAATCTGCTTCTGCTATTGATTTAGAAAATGAAGGATTTTCAATGGTTTTAAAGTTAAAATGTTTTACAAGTAAATTTGGGATTTTCATTGCATTTAATTTATTTACATAATCTTCATTATCTTCATAGGAAATTACATACTTAAATAAATTACTAAAATATATAGATGAATTACCTGCACCAAACTCTAAAAAATTTAAATTTTTAGTGTCTTGTTTTTCAATCCAATTAAGAAAGCTTGTTGTTAGAAGAGGTGTAGCCGTTGCCATTATTTACCATTGTTTTCAAAAGATAGATCTTCAGCTCTATCTGTATCCTTTTTCTCTTCCATTTCATAGAACATTTTATCAGAGTCTTCAGTGACTAAATTATTATCTTCTGCATCCCAATAAGTAGTTTGTACCTTAAAGTCTGGCCAAGAGTTATCAGTAGTATAACTATTAATGTGCCAAAGAATACGATTATTAGGCTGAGCTGCAAAATTACCATTATCAAGAGCCAATATGTGTGCACACTTATGTTCTTGAGGTATTTCAGAATGTTCAACATCTAGGATATTTGTATCTGGATGAGCCCAATCGATAGTAAACAAATATTTACCATGATAGAATTTTTTATCTAATCCTAAATATTTTCCGTTTACACCATCCAACCAATCAAAGCAATGAACACTAGGCCAGTAACTAAAGCTGTTCCACAATTCCAACTCGTGGACGTGCATATCGGGCACTTGGGTTCTGTCAAACGATTTTTGGAAAAACGCTGAGATAGGCAAACGCCAATAACACGCACCGTTTGGTAACATGATATTAAATAAGAGAGCCCTTCCCGAAATACTGGTAAGGCCAAAGATAACACATTCGAGCTCACCTCTTTTATTTTTGTCCAAATCATAAAGATATTCCTTTCTAACTTTGCAGTAAATAGGCGGTAGGTTCGCATTCAAATAAGACATTATCTTACTCTATATTTTTCACGCCAATAATTTTTTCTTTCTATTATCCTAGTTCTTTTCTCTAAATCAAGTATGCCTAAAATTTTTTTTATAAAATTTAACATTTCCACCTTCTTCTTGCTTGTCTTAATCTAGAGTTAGGATCTTTGGCTGCTTTAGGAAATTTTTTCATTTGTCCTGCACTCCTAGCACAAAAGCTCTTTCTACGCTTTGCGTCTTTTGACCCAGGTTTTACTTTTCCCGTAACAGCAGTTTTTAATTTAGATCCTGGATTAGCTCTTCTATATGCAGCTACACCAGCTTGTGTCATACCCGCACCTTTTTCTGTTGGGCGGAAATTTTTTTTATTTCTAGATGGCATCACATCGCCACCTCTTTTCATTTTTCTGAGCTCACCCTCTGATCCTCTAAAAGGTTCTCTTTTTGGAGGTTTAGGCTTAGGTTTAGGTTTGCCCTCCTTATCTACTAGAGGATATCGTTTTGCAGAATAACCCCCCTTAGAATATTTAGTTTTTGCTTCATCCCTAGCACGTTCTTTTTTGATATTTTGTCTGTGTTTGAATTTTCTATATTGAGTGACAGGCGAAAGACCAATCATTAAAAAATTTGTTTTAGGATTTTCTTTTTTTAGTCTATCTTTTACTTCTTTTTTAATTGAATATTTTGGTTGAGTTGCCCCACCTTTTTTCATACCCAATATATCTGCGTAATAATTATCAATCATTTATCTATAATTAGTGTAACGGTACAATCTGCGATGGCAGAAACTGTCATTCCACCTTCAAATAAAATACCATCCTCAGCTAAATTATAAGCAAATGTATCTCCCGCAGGAACATCAACAATAAACTGAGTAACTGAATTACCATCTTGTAATGTTACTTGTCCAGCACTTGATGAAGATGTTGATCCTAAGATAATACCTCTTAATCTTGTTCTTCCTCCAAATACACTGCCTGTTGTTGTTTTTCTTACAGCTTTTACGTCTGATTTCATTTTAATCCTATGTAAATGTTATTGTTATTCCGCCAGTCCCAGAGATCGTTGCGTGTATTCCTTCCTCAAATAAAATTCCAGAACCTGGAAGATACATATCTAATCCTTCTTCTCCAAAAAGATAAGTTGCAATCGTTGTGCCACTTCCTCCTCCGCTTTTAAAAATAACGGATCCACTAGCACTGTTTCCTTTTCCTTGTATAGAAGTAAGTCTTGCTCTTCTTGTTGTAGGAACCATTTGTGCTGTTGACGTGGCATGAGCACTCGATTGGTCACTCATAAAACTTCCACCACCTGCCATAAAATCTCCTTTGTTAGGTGCTCCCGAAGGAGCACCAAGTTATTTTTATATATTGTTATTCTGTATGTACTCAACAGTTAAAATACCTGCTCCATTACCAGAACCTGGTGAAATGAAAACAATAGTAGTGTCAGATGAGCCAGTGTTTTGCCAACTAGCTTCTGTTCCTGTTTGAGCTGCTCCTACTCTGTGGTTACCCACAGATGATACAGTTAAACCATCTACGAATAAATCAGTGTCTGCTGAAGTTCCGATATCAATAGTGTTAGTTCCGTTGTCAAACGCAGTTGTAACTAAAACATAAATGTTAGTTATTTGTGAGTTTGCAGGGATCACAATAGAAGTAGTTCCAAAAGCATTTACTTCTGTTACTGCTGCCGATTGTGCCATTGATACAAATCCTAAATTTGCATTAGGTGCATCTTTTTTATCTCCAGCTTTAATTGGGCCAGAAAATGTTGTTGTAGCCATAATATCCTCCTGTATAGCGTTAAGTCATACAATCTCTATACCGTCTGCCTAGTCAGTTTGCATGACAATTAAATCTAGGTATTTTTATTATACTCCTTTAATACCTTAAAGCCAATACTATACGAAACGAGCGTTGAAACTCAACCCATATTTAGGATTTTTTTCATCAATTTGTCTTAAACACTCATGTTTAATCCAAGAGGGGAATAATACAAATCTACCTGGTTCTGGTTTTATTTTTTTATTGAATTGTGGAAAATCTAATGTCTGTGTATGACTATTTAGATACAGGGCCCCCGACCAACAATATCCTCTATGATTGTGGCTTTTCGTGTATTCAAATATTCCAACTTTATATCCCCATGCATCTTCCATTTTATACGCAGGTAAATTTAAATTTTCATCAAAATATTTAATGAAGTTCATAGATATTTTTTGAAAATATGGATCGTTTAAAAAGAATTTATAATTGGTCATTGATCCAATAATATTAGTTTTATAATTATTGTTATCTTCTTGTTTTATTCCTTCTTCTATTTTTTCTATAAAATAGTTGAAATCAAAATTTAATTTACCTGTTATGAAAAAAGATTTGTCTTCTATTGGTTTCTCTATGTGGAGAGTTATTTCCATGGCTTTGATTACCATAAAAAAAAGGGCAGTGCAAATTAATGCACCGCCCTTAATCTGTGCGTCTAACTATTAACTAGTTGGTAGATTTCCGTTACCAAAGACACATCTTGGATCTGAGAACCCAAATGAGTATCTTTCTCTAGCTTTAAATCTAACGTTACCAGTATCGAAGTCCCCTTCTAAAGCAGTTTTAATTGGGCTTCTTTCGAAGTGTTTAAAACCATTAGGAACATCTGTCATCAAAAAGAATGAGTCTGTGTCAGTTAAGAAGTTATTAATTCTGTAACCTTCTGGAACCATTCCCATGTTGTTGATAGCGTTGATGTCATTGTCAGCAGTACCTACTCTTTGAGGAGATTTCATCAATCTTTCAGCAGTAAATTGTAATTCTTTTGGAATTATCATTTTTCTACCATTAAGAGCGATTTTTAATCCTCTTTCATCTACGAAACCTTGAATGTCGATTAGAGATTGCTCTAATGAAGTTTCGTTTAGGTCAGCCGCAGTTGCCAATACATTCGAGAATGTACCACCATTTGATAATGGGTGGTTACTCGCAATTAAAGGCACTCCGTCACCACCTGTTACAGCAGTGAATTGTGCTTGGTTAAGCACTTGTGCAGCTTTTACTTGCTTCGTGTTAGACATAGATCTTGCTAAAGCTCTTGTGTATCTTTGAGCAAGTCTGTCATATAGGTTATCTTCAATTGCTTCTTCAGTTATAGCAAATGCTAAAGCAATAGTTTCGTGTGTGTATCTAGCTGTGAAAGCTTCATTAGCTTGATCGAACACGACCGAAGCACCTTCTTGTTTAGTTGGTGCACCAGCGAAACCGCTTAACATTACTTCTTCTTCAAAAGCTCTGTCAGATGCTTCAGTAGTATAGATTTCCGCATGTTGGTTATCATATCTACTGTACTCCAGGCCGAATAAGGCATTCAAACCTGGCTCTAACTCTTTAGTTAGCTGTTGTCTTGATATAGCCATAGTCTATTTCTCCTTATTAAATACCTGTACCATCACGGTAAAAGTGTTTGTTGATTCTAACTAGAATATTAGCATTAGCGTTACCAACGTCACTGTTATTAGGATCTTGAGATATATCAATCGCCTGTATAACAAATGATGCGTTAGTTCCACTAACAGAAACATCAAGTTGTACTTCTGAT